TGCGCACCTGGTCTGGCCCGTAGCCCTCGCGGAAAGTGGAGTAAATCAGGCTTTTCATTTTCAACCTCTCCTTTGTTTCTTTCAAGTTCTTGTGTGTTTTTATCGTGTTCTTGTGAGCATACAATACACTATGATTGTCGTCTTGTCAACAGTTATTTTCGATTTTTTAGAAAAAACTTTTGACAACTCGATAGTATTATGCTATTGTATTCTCGAAGGAGGTGTGCGCATGGTTTCCTACCGCCCGCTCTGGCACACGCTGGTCGACCGGGGCCTCAAGAAGATGCAGCTGGTGGAGATGGCCGGCATCAGTACCGGGACACTCTCGAAGCTGAACAAGGACCAGCACGTTGCGCTGGACGTCCTGGAGCGCATCTGTCTCGCTCTGGACTGCCGGATCGAGGACGTCGTGGAAATAGCAAAGGGCCCGGACGATTGACGCCCGGGCCCTCTGTGGAGCGGCTTACTTCTTGCTATGTATCGGCGCACCTGTGCGGCTCTTTGTCCGCGGCTCGCTGTTCGGCTCCCGCACGATGAGGTCGGAGACTTCGCAGCCAAGCGCCTCACATATCAGGTCTATGTGCTCCAGCTTCACCCGCTCCGCGAGTTCATGGTACAGCTCATTGATGGTCGATGGGCGAATACCTGTCATCCGAGCGAGATCCGCTTGCGTCCACCTCCGCTCGCCAAGCCGGGTGGACAGTAAAATCCTAATCATAGCCAAGCTCCTTTACGTGAGATTCTAACAAGGATTTTAAGATCCCGCTGGATTTTGTGAGAAAATCACGAAATACGTTAGAGCATTGGCATAAAGCAAAAAGAGGCCGCTACACAGGGAATGCCCTGCATAGCGGCCTCTTTTTGTGTTAGTATCTACCTGGTGAGCGCGCTCACACATTTTTTTGGAGGGATTTTATGGACAAAGTTCATGAGGGAATTTCCGAGCTGGAGTTCAGTCCGCAGGACATCCCTGACCACGCCGTAAAGATTGCGGCTCTGGCTGCCGTTGGATTGACGGAAAGTATTCTCCGGCGGCCAGGGGGCCGTGAGATGCTTGATCGGGAGACAGAGAGGCGGCGACTGAGGCAGCGGGAGAGGGGCGAAAGGGTGCACCAAAATGAACCTCACCATGCACCTCAAAAAGCGGTTTTAAGGCCCATGCACCTCAAATGAACCTCAATATTTTATGTTTTTCTTTGCTGTATTATATCAGACTTTATCAAAGGAAAAATCCCTGAAACCGTTGCGGTTCCAGGGATTTTTTGAAATATCAGCGCTTGGAGAACTGGGGGGCACGTCTTGCCGCTTTCAGACCGTACTTCTTGCACCCTCTGGTGAAATCCCCTTTATTTTCAATGGGTATAAGCCATGTTTCCAAAAATGCACCTCAAAATGAACCTCATTTTGGGCTGGAAGCGAAGGCGGCCGTGACCTTGGAGATCAGGTCTTTGGGCTGATTATAGGTCAAGTGGGCATAGATGTCCAGGGTGATTTTCGCGTGCTCATGGCCGGCCAGCACCTGAACGGTCTTGACGTCAACGCCAGATAAGAGCAGATTCGTGATGTAGGTGTGCCTGAGCTGATGCGGCGTCACCTGGAAGTCCATGCTGTAAATAACGGTCTTGTTGTGAGCGGCCCGCTCTCCAAGCACCGGCGTAACCGTGTGCTTGATTTTCTGGCCTTTGACGTACCTGGTGTATGTGCGCTCCTTTGTGCTTCGCACGGTTACATACTTCCAGAGGCGCGCCCACTGGGTACCGGATAGCGGCCCACCGTCCCGGTTGGAAATCACATACTCAGACTGGCTTGCTTCTTTGACGGCCTTTAGGCAGTCCACCAGCTGGGGAGGGATCGGGATGATCCTCTTGGACGCCTTGGTTTTCAGGTCGGTCAATATGACTGGCCTATTGTGCTCAGTGTGCCAGGCCCTGCAGACGGAGATGTGAGGGGCGCTCCCCTCCAGGAAAACGCTGTCCCATTGCAGCGCCAGGGCCTCCTCTCGACGGAGCCCCGCATATAGGCAGAGCATGACAAACGGATACGGCGGTAATCCCCGGATGGCATCCAGCAAAATACTGACCTGCTTATCGGTAAGCGCAGTTTTCTCCTTTGGGGCCCGCCCTCCCTTGGGGTTGAGGTTTTTACACGGGCTCTCGTCGATGATGCGATTCTCCAGAGCGGAGCCAAAAATCATCTTGTAGAGCATCTGAACGCTGCGGTAGATAGAGGCTGACTTCTCCGCCGCCTTGGAGATCGCCAGCTTAATATCGTCCGGCGTCACCTCGGCCATGTATTTCTCCCCCAGGGGCGCTATGATGTAGATCTTGACCTTGGAGGTGTAGTCAGCCAGTGTAGTGGCTCGGATGTGCGCGGCTTGCATGGTAAGCCACTTCTCGGCGTAATCCTTGACGGTAGGGTTTTCCCTGCGGTAGACCTCCTCCTCGATCTGTCGTTGGACAACGGCAATTTTTTCGGTCAGCTCTTCGGGGGTCTGTGCGTAGAGGGCGATGTACTTTCCGTTCGGCCCCTTTATACGTTTGCGAAATTCTTTCCGGCTCTCTATCCACTCATAAGTCGGTTTCTTGGGCCGAGCCACAGTGTCACCCCCTGTTCTTCTACTGATAGACTTGCTTAGATGGATTACAGTACCCAGTTACAGATACAGCTTACAGCTCAGTATGCAGTAACAGATACAGAAACAGTGCGCGCGCGCGAACAGTATAGATACCGTATTGCATACGGTATCGCGCTCACTCCGGCGGATGGATTTCATCGACGGCGGCCCAGAATTCGGCTTCCGTAAAAGCCGGAACGGAAAGCTCTGCTGCCCGGTCGATTTTGCGCTGCTGCGGATTTGCCCCGCACAGCAAAAATGCCGTCCGGGAAGATATGGACCCGGAAACGTCCAGCCCAAGCGCCTCGAAAATCTCCATCGCTGTCATGCGGTCGCAGCTGGTAAGCTCGCCGGTGAGGGAAACCGCTCCACCTCGCTGAAGAATTTCCGTCAGAGCAGGGCGCTCAGATGGCTGCCTATACACATCAATCACCCCCCTCCGCTTGTCGCTGTCGGTCGAAAGTGATTTTATATCGTTTCTAACAAAAACGAGCCGGATTTGCTATAATGGGGGTACGCTGTCGACGGCTACTTTGTGAAAAGGAGCTGAAATCAATGAAAGCGACCGAGTGGAAAGAGGTAATTCACATGCTGGGGCAACTGTCGGCTCCTGAAAAGCAGGAGCTGATCACTTTCTTGCGCCGTTTGCGAGATAGCGAATGTAGTTCACCGCCTCTGCCTTCTTGTCATCAGAAAGAGAAATGAGCATATTGATTATTTCCATGTCCAGTCCGCTCCCGATGCCGGGGGCGGACTTTGCTGCATCCAGACCGAGCATCGAGTCAAGGCTTTCGCCGAGCTGCTCCGCCAACTGGCAAGCCATGTCCAAAGAAAGTGGGACGGCCCCGTTGATAATGAGCCCTACTTCGTATAGGTCAACGCCGGCCGCAGCCAGATCGGCCTTGTCCCGTGTTTCGATGATATGGGCCAGCTTCTCCCTAAATTCCTTCGACATCTCGCCGCTGTCCTCATGGCCGGTGAGAAAATCAATATTGACGTTGAAGATGTCGGCCAGGGCCTCCAGCATTTCGTAACTCGGCATCCGCTGCCCGGACTCATACATACCGACCAAGCTTCTGGAAACCTCCATCTTATCGGCCAACTCTTGCTGCGAAAAACCCGCCCTTTTTCTTAGATAGACAAGGGTATCGGAAAACTTACTCACGCGAATCACCTCAATGCAAGGTTATCACGAAATGTGACAAAAGTAAAGAGGGAAAAGAAAAAATGTCACGGAAAGTGTTGACAAGCCCCGCGGCCTGTGGTATGCTCGGATTGTCACTTGAAGTGACAGCCAAATGAGAAAGGGGGTAGACAAGTATGGACCTTGGGAGACGCCTTAAGGAGCTTCGTGGGGATCGGAGCAGGGACAAGGTGGCTGCGGCCATTGGTATTTCCTCTTCCGCGCTCGGAATGTATGAGTGCAATAAACGAATCCCCCGGGACGATGTCAAGAAAAGGATTGCTGATTACTTCGGTGTGACGATCCAGCAGCTTTTTTTTGAGGATTGATGTCACTTAAAGTGACCGAAAGGAGTTGATGTAATGGGCGCACTGTTGACCCGCAAAGAAGCAGCTGCACGGCTTGGCATCACAGTCATGACACTGGACGCCGAGCGGAATAGCGGCCACCTTGCCTACATACAGCGAAAGCCCGGCGGGAAGGTTTGGATTACCGAAGAGGCGCTGGCTGAGTATTTGGCCCGCGCGACGCACCCGGCACGGCCGGATGTAAAGGCGGCTCGGGCGTTGCGCCAGGTCAGGCGAGCGTGAACGGGAGGTGAAAGGAGCTGGTCAAAATGTCAACCCCAAAATTTGCGGGGGGGGGGTGCTATGAAACGGCAGCGTCTAAGCCCGCTGTCACCGGCCGAGCAGGCCGTGGCGATGCGCCACTACCAGATGATTGACAGGTACATAGCGCAGCGAGCCCTGCCCAAAGACGAGTATTACGACATCGTTGCCCTTGGATTCCTGCTGGCCGTCAAAAAGTGGTTTAGTCGCCCGGACTTGTACCAGTACGAATTTTCCACCATCGCCTGGGCGTCCATGCGGTCGGCCGTCTCCAACGAGAAGCGGAAGCAGGCCCGCAGAATTAAGACCGTAAGCCTGGATGACCCCATTCCAGGGACAGACGGGATGACCTGGGCGGACATTATCACCGAGGAGCACCTGGTCTACTCGGCATAGGAGGGATGAAATGAAAATCGCCTACAACGTAGAGCACCTGCCGGAGCGGAAGTGGATCGGCGGGAAAGAGAGTGAGGAAGTGTCTGCCCTTAAGTCTTTCCTGGCGGACGGGCAGCAGAAAAACATGGTCATCGAATACGACGATGCCAAGGAGGCCAAGAAGCGGTATGACAGCCTTCGGAACTTCCGAAGCACCAACAAGCTGCAGGGAGTTTTCGATATGTACCGCACCGAAAAGACCGTGTGCATCATCAAGGTCAAGAAGCCCCCAGCCAAGAGGGGGTAAGGAGGGGCGCCAATGTACTTCAAAAAATGCCCCCTCTGTGGTGCGCACCTCGACCCCGGAGAGCTGTGCGACTGCCGGGAAACAGAAAAAGAGGCCGCCCCCGCTGCCACGGGAACGACCTCTGCAAAATGGACCTATCCCAAGGATACCAGCCGGGCGGCTGCGAGTCAAGGGCGCAAGGGGGTGTCGGAATGCCGAATGAGCTGAGGAGTCTCCGCATGGACCTGGGCCTACCGGCCAAGGACATGGTGGCCGTTGTCCAGGAGCTTTACCCCAAGTACGACAAGACCATGCAGAGCAAGTGCGAGAACGGCGACGACTACGGGATCTCCATTCGGCCGGACGCCATGAAAGCCCTCTACGCTAAATTCGCACCCAACGGAACCAGGACCAGCAGGCGCAAGAAAGACCGCCACCGGCTGGCAAACCGCGTCTCGTGCCGCCTCGAAGACGCCGATATGGAGGCGTTGCAACGGCGCATGGAGGCCGATGGGTACTCCACCGCACAAGAACTCCTGGCTGACCTGGTGCGGCGGTACCTGCTGGGAGGTGACTTAGATGCCTGACCTCCCGGATCACCCTGTCATCCGCAACCTGGAGCGCACCGGATATCCAGACGGTGAAGAGCCGCGATACCCAAAGTGTCCTGTCTGCGGAGGGGAGTGCGAAACGGTCTACAAGACCAAGGACTACGAAATCGTCGGCTGCGACCTTTGCTTGCGGCCGGTCGACGCCTGGGAGTGCTCTGAGTGCTTCCAGTGAAAGGAGCGAAAAGAATGATTGAAGCGAAACAGACCTATTGCGGTCAGCGCGTACGCTACGGCGACTTCTTCCGCGTTTGGGATGTGCACACGGACCTGCCTGAAGAAGATGCTATTAAGTGGTGCTTCGAACACCTCTACAACAACCGCGTGGTTCCGCCTATTCAGGAGTGGAAGGCAAACATCGGTTATGGCGCCCCCAAGTTTAACGATGCGGGCTACTACTTCGCGGGCTACTACTCGACCAGGAAATTTGAGGGCGGCTTTGAATTCACTATCTGCGAGCCGTATGCGGACTGATGGAGGGTAAGATGCCTAAGTTTTATTTTACATATGGCACAGAGGGGCAGCCGTTTGTCGGCGGCTGGACGGAGGTCGACGCCCCGGACGGCCACGCGGCCTGTGCTGCGTTCAGAGCCTACCACCCTGACAAGACCGAGGGCCTCTTAAACTGTTCCAGTGTGTACGACGAGGCCCACTTCAAGCTGACGGAAATGTATCGGAAAGATAATTTTGGCTTCCGGTGCCACGAGCTCATCCAAATTACCAGAACGGGGGTGCCCCGGTGAAAGGCGTGGTCATCACCACCGCGGACGAAGTATCTGTTCGGGACTTTGCAGCCCCGCTCAATAAAAGCCTGGGGGCGGTTGTCGGCGGCTACATCGAGCTCGTTCATCCGCAGGGCCTCCAGCCCCCGTACTGCATGATCGTCAACGAAGAGGGGCTGCTCAAAGACCTTCCGCTCAACCGGGCCGGGTCGCTTCTCTACGGGACGCAGTTCCACGGCTCGCCCATCGTGGGAGACATCGTCATCATGGCCGAGAAATGGGCGCCGGAAGGCCGGGACATCGTCGGCATCCCCGAAGACCGCGCCGAGAAGGTGGCGCAGGAACTTATCAAAGCATTCAAGCTGAAAGGAGCAGAACAATGATTAGAAATCCCAACGAAATCCAGGAGGGCGCCAAGAAGATCCGTATGCTGATTGCCGGCTACCCTGGCATCGGCAAGTCCACCCTGGCCCTCTCCGCCCCCCGCCCCCTGCACATTGATGTGGACTTCGGCATCGACCGCATCGAGCCCCGGTACCGCAAGCCCTACATCCAGCCCAAGAGCTACGACGAGATCCTGGAGGACCTGACCCCCCTCAACGTCAAGGACTTCGACACGCTGGTCTTTGACACCGGCGGGAAGCTCATTTCCCTCATGTCTCAGTGGGCCATCAAGAAAGATGTCAAGTATGGCCAGCGGGACGGCTCCCTCTCCCTCAAGGGCTATGGCTTCATTGGCCGCGAGTTCCAGCGACTCATGGACTACTGCTTCTACGAGCTGGACAAGCACATCGTCGTGGTGTTCCACGCCATCGAGGAGAAGGACGGGGACAACACCCGGCTACGCATCAAAGTCGAGGGCCAGACCAAGAACAACGTCTGGGAGCCGATGGACCTGGGCGGCTTCGTGGAGATCCAGGGCAATAACCGCACCATCGGCTTCTCCAACTGCGAGCGGTACTTCGCCAAGGGCACCCGGGGCATCCACGGTGTTTGGCGGGTCCCCGAGCTGGGGCTGGACAAGCCCAACGACTTCTTGACCCGGCTTTTTGCCCAGTACAACGCGCTCTCCGCCGCGGAGGTGGCTCAGAACGCGGAGGAGCAGGAAGCCTACGAGGCGGCCATGGCCGAGGGGCGGGAGATCGTCGCCGGTATCACCGATGCCGACAGCGCCAACGCCGCCATGTCCAAAATCAAGGCCGTCAACCACGCCTTGACCTCCAAGAAAGAAGTCAACGCGGCGTTCAACGCCAAAATCAAGGAGCTCGGGCTGTTCTACGACAAGGTGCTGAAAAAGTACACCCCGGCGCCGGCGGAGGGAGAAAAGGGGGCGGAGTAAATGGCCCGGTATCTGATGACCCACTCTCTGCTGTCGTCCTGGCTCTACGCCATGAAGGAAAACCCCTACGAGGACGCTAGCACCGAGCGGGACCCCTATGCCGAGTTCCTCCAGGTGCTCCGGCGGGAGCCGCCCCCCACCACCGAGGCCATGCAGAAGGGCATCGACTTCGAGGACCTGGTGACCGACATCGTGAACGGAGCCGGCGACACTCAAAATCGCTGGTATGACGCCGCACAAAAGGTCGCCGGGTATGTCCGGGGCGGCATTCTCCAGTACAAGGCCCGCCGGATCATCACCGTCCGGGACACCGAGCTGGTGCTGTATGGCCGGCTGGATTGCCTCAAGGCTGGCGACATCAAGGACATCAAATTCTCCAGCAGCTACGACCGGGGCAAATATTTCAGCAGCACCCAGCACCCCACCTACTTCGAGATCGTCCCGGAAGCCAAGTCTTTCACCTACCTGGTGAGCAACGGCTCCGAGGTCTGGACGGAGCGGTACTACCGCGAGGAAACGCCCAGCATCATCCCCACCATTTCGGACTTCCTGGAATGGCTGGATGCCCTGGAGCTGGCCCCGCTCTACAAAGAAAAATGGCTGGCCCTATGAGGGGGCGGCTGGTCGACCTGACCATCGGGCTCAACCGCAAGCAGCGCATCACCGTGGAGGTCGACCGGGATTACCGCGAGGACTATGAGTGGTTGAAAGACGCCGAGCTGGACATCGAAATCAAGAAGCACCGGGAAAAACGCTCCAAGTCCGCCAACGCCTATTTCCATGTGCTGGTGAACAAGATTGCCGCCGAGCGCGGCGGCAGCGACGAGGCTACCAAAGCCTCCCTCGTCGTGGAGTACGGGGCGCTGGCCAAGGACGCCGACGGACTGACGGTGGGCTTCAAGCTCCCCGCCTCCGTGGATGTGTCCACCATCTACCCCTATGTGAAGTGCTTTGATACCCGCGTGGAGAACGGCAAGATGTTCAAATGCTACCTGGTCTACAAGCAGACGCACCTCATGGACAGCAAGGAAATGGCCCGGCTGATTGACGGCGCCATCGAGGTAGCCAAGGAGCTGGGCATCGAGACGGACACCCCGGAGCAGCTGGCTCGGTACAAGGAGGACTGGAATAAGGAATGAGAAAAGTTTACTGCGACTACTGCGGCCGGCAGGCCGAGTATGTGGACAGCAAGGTCGTCTACGGCAAGAGCTACGGCATGATGTACCTCTGCCGGAATTGCATGGCCTACGTCGGTGTTCACAAGGGCACCGACAAGCCCCTGGGCCGGCTGGCCAACGCGGAGCTCCGCTACTGGAAAAAGCGGGCCCACGCCGTTTTCGACCCCCTGTGGCAGCGGGGCCGTTTCCGCGGCCGCCGCAACGCGGCTTATGGGTGGCTGGCCCAGAAGATGGGCTTGCCCGTGGAGCAGACCCATATCGGGATGTTTGATGTGGCGCAGTGTCGCAAGGCCATCCATATCATTGAGAACGAAACGAGAGGAGGAAGCTCACATGGATGAAAAGAGAAGCCCTGAGGAGCTGCTGGCGCAGCTGTGCCTGGAGCCCGGCTTCGTGCTGGTGCCGCAGGATCGCTTTGAGGAACTGGTGCGAGCCGAGGCGGAGCGTGACGTCCTGGAGGCCACGATCCTGGGCGAAAACAGGTATGCCGTCGGCACCGTTTTGGACGCCATCAAGAAAGCCCGGAACAAGGTACTCCTGGGCAAGCCGGAGGTGGAGGGCGATGCTCAATAAAATCATCATCATGGGCCGGCTGACCCGTGACCCGGAGCTCCGCCATACCCAGAGCGGCACGGCCGTCGCCTCTTTCTCCCTGGCGGTCGACCGCGACTTCAAAAGCCAGAACGGGGAGAAAGAGACAGACTTCATCGACGTGGTGGCCTGGCGCAATTCTGCGGAGTTCGTGTCCCGGTACTTCGCCAAAGGCCGCATGGCCGTGGTGGAGGGGCGGCTGCAGATCCGCCCCTGGCAGGACCGGGACGGGAACAAGCGCCGCTCGGCTGAGGTCGTCGCCGACAACGTGTACTTCGGGGACTCCAAGAAGGACGGGGACGGAGGCGGGGGCTACCAGGGCGGCTACCCCCAGGACGCCTACGGCGGCGGGTATGGCGGAGGCTATGCGCCGCCCCAGGCTGGGCGGTCTGGCCCGCCGGCCGGAGGCTATCCGCCATCCAACTACGGCGGCGGAGACTTCACGGAGCTGGGCGATGACGATGACGGGGAGCTCCCGTTCTGACCTGTGCGGGCCGTCCCTTCGGGCGGCGGCCCGCTTCCCATAAAGGGGGGTGATTTCAATGGCAAGGTACAGAAATGTGAGCACCTCGTTCTGGGAGGACAACAAAATCGTTGATGATTTCACCCCGGAAGATAAGTACATCTACCTTTACTGCATGACAAATCCGCATACCAACCTTTGCGGCTGCTATGAGATCAGCCTGAAGCAGATTGCGTATGAGACGGGTTACAACACCGACTCGGTGGAGCGATTGCTGAAGCGCCTGGACAGGACCCATGAGGTTATTCGATACTCCGCGCCGACCAAAGAACTCCTGATTATCAACTGGGACAAGTACAACTGGTCACGGTCGGAGAAGCTGGACAAGCCCCTTTTGGCAGAAATCAGCGCCATAAAATGCAGTGATTTCCGTAGATTTCTGGCCGAAAAGTACAACCGGCGTGAGACGGTGACGGTGCCTTACGATTATCGGGTGGAGCGAAGAATTCCATCTTCATCATATCCAGAAAGCGACGCCGGCGCAGCGTCGTCCGGCGGTGCGGAAGCTCCCCCGGAAAGGCAGGTGCGCCACAAGCGCGGCCAGTACGGATGGGTGCGCCTTACCGACGAGGAGATGGACCGCCTCACCCGCGACCTGGGACCGGACGAGCTGGCCCGCTGCATTACCTATGTCGACGAGGCCGCCCAGACCACCGGCAATAAGAACAAGTGGAAGGACTGGAACCTCGTCATTCGGAAATGCAGCAAGGGGCGCTGGGGACTTGAGCGGACGCCGGCTCCAGCGGGCGGCACGAGGAAAAGCGCGTCCCAGGGCGCCGCGGAGGATCTGCGGGAGCTCCACGAGCTATTCGGCGAGGGGTGATGTTGTGACCAAGAAGGAAATGACGGAGATTTTCAGCGTCATGCTCCTTGCGTGGCCCAACGCTGAAATGTTCAAGGGCGGCGTCGCCAAACTGGGGCCGACCATCGAACTCTGGGCAGCCTGCCTCTCTGATGTGGACTTCTGGCTGGGCCAGCAGGCCGTTATCCGGCTGTGCCGCGAGTGCAAATTCCCGCCCTCTATCGCAGAGTTCAAGGAAAAGGCGGACGACGTCCAGCAGGAAATCAGGTCGCGCATCGACCTGGAGTGGAACGATATCAAGTTCTCCCGCTTGCTGGATAAGTCGCCGCAGGAATGGTATCAAAGGCTACCCCCAAACAGCGATGTTAAGGCCGTGATTGACGCCCTGGGCGGCGTGGAGAAGTTCGCCACCAAGGGAGAAGGGGGCTGGAACTACTACGAGTTCCGGGATATGTACGAAAAGCTGATACGAAAAGAAGTGCCCGGGGCGGTGGCGCGGCTGACCTCCGGGAAAAAGAAGGAGTTGAGTCCATGAGAACGAGAAAAAGCTACCGCCGCCGGGCCTGGGCGCAACGCATCGCGCTGGTGTTGCTCCTGGCGGTCGTTGCAACGCTGGTAATCGCCCGTATAGGGGCGGAGCCGGTGGCGGGCGAGGTATCTACCACCCCGGAGGTAGCGCCCCAGGAAACGGCTGTATTGCGGCCGGAGCCTACCTATGTCGTGGAGGCCATCCCGACCCCGGAGCCGACGCCGATGGTAGTGGCCCGATATGCGGATGTCACCATGACCGAGGCAGAGCGCGACGAGCTGGCGGCGATCATCTACCTGGAGGCTCGTGGAGAGCCGGCCGAGGGACAGCAGGCGGTGGCCGAGGTCGTCTTGAACAGGGTGGTTTCCCCGGACTTCCCGGACAGTGTGAGCGAGGTGCTGCACCAGGGGGAGGGTACTGCGGTGCCACAGTTCTCCACCATCGGCCTCCTGTCTGCGGCCGAGCCGGGACAGGCCCAGTATGACGCCATCGACGCGGCGCTGTACGGCCCGTCCATCCTGCCGGTCGATGTGGTGTTCTTCTCCCGGAACGGAGAGAATGACCGGGTGTGGGGCAAGATCGGCGGCCATGTGTTCTGTTATGCCTATGTCTGGGGGTGAGTTTATGAGAGCAAAGAAATTCCGAACTATCTGCGGGATCGTGGCCTGTGCCGGATTATTCCTCATGCTTGGGGCGGCCGGCGGAAGCGATACCGGCACCCTTGACCTCCGGGAAATCTTTTGGATGACGCTCCTGGGGCTTGGGCTTTTCGTCGGCGGATGTTATCTGGGAGGCTACATCGAATGACCAAGGAAAAGGACCCCCGCCGCCAGCTGATGGGGAAAATCAGCAAGGCCAAGGGCAAGCACTTCGAGGAGCGCCTGGACGCCTCCTTTGCCTACTACCGCGACCGTGGGTACGCCATCATCGAAAAGACTCCCGAGCCCATGCGCCCGACGAAGAACCTGGGCAACGGAAAGTTCATCGCTTTCTTCGAGAAGAAGGCCCAGCCCGACTACAAGGGGACCATCAAGGGCGGCCGAACTGTCATGTTCGAGGCGAAATTCACGGCGAAGGACCGGATGGAGCAGGACCGCGTGGAGCGGGAGCAGGGCGAGTACCTGGACCGGCACGAGCGCCTGGGGGCGCGGTGCTATGTTCTGGCCGGCTTCGGCTCCGGCGAAGTCTACCGCATCCCCTGGCCCGCATGGAGGGCCATGAAAGAGCTTTTCGGCCGCAAGTACGTCACTGAGGCCGACCTGGAGCAATACCGAGTACATACGGCGTGGAACGCCACGCTGCAGCTGCTCGACTGAAAGAAAGGAGATTACTATGAGCGAGATTTCCATGTACGAGGCCCAAAAGAAGAAGCTGCAGGGCCTCTGCGACGAGCACGACCTTGTTTTCCGCTTCATCAAAGACCGCTACCCCATCGCCCTCACCATCAAGCCTGTGCAGGGCATGGACGCACAGATTTCCATGCTGGAGAATGTCGAGGAGGTCGGCTATCGGAGCCCGGATGCCTCCATGACCTGGATCTTCGAGGACGGGGTGCTGGAGACGAAGGTCACCGGCGGCACCTTCACCATCAGCAAGACCCTCCGGGGGAAAATCGAGAACGTCCTGGTGAAGATGATCGCTTACTGGCAGCAGTACTTCTTCCGGGATGTGATGGAGAAGAACGCCCTGCGCCCCGGCGTAATGCCCGTCATCGACGAGGACGAGGCCGACGACAGCGAGGCCCCGCCCATGCCGGAGGGCGCCGAGCCCCTGGAGGAATACGAAGACGACGGCGAGATCCCCGGGGACGAGGAGCTCGACGAGGATGACCCGGACATCCAGGAGGCTACCCGCATCGTCCGGGGCGAGAACAAGGCCTCCACGGCCCTCTTGCAGCGGCGCATGAACATCGGCTATGCCAAGGCTGCCCGCCTCCTGGATGCTTTGGAGCGCCTGGGCGTGGTCGGCCCCTACAATGGCTCCGACCCGCGAGAGGTGCTCCCCAGCGACCTCCCCGATGACGATGACGGCGAGGAGGGCGAGAGCGATGATGAGGCGTGAGGACTACAAAGCCGTGAAACACATGGACAAGACCCAGATGGAGAAATATCTCCAGACGGTCTACCAGCGCGGCTTCGATGCGGGCGTCAAGTCTGTCATCGCCAAGACCAAGGCTGCCATCCAGGCGAAGGCCACCAGCAGCGTGCCGGAAGCGGAGGGGTAAGCCATGGGAAAGGCCATCCGTCTCCGTGGTGAGTGCCAAAAGAATATCGTCAAGTTGCTGGACGGCTTGTGCGGCCGCTACTCCAGGTGGGAAGTGTGGCAGGACTTCATCATCATGTCCGCCATCAGCATCGCGAACGTCCTGGGTGGCCCTCACCGAGAGGCCCGCGAGCGCGAGTACATGGAGCACGCTTCCCGGTACTCCTCGAAGGAGCTGGAGGTATTCGCGCAGATGCTGGCGGAGGTGGCTATGGAAATGGAGCGAGAGCCCGACCAAGACCTCCTCGGGGAGCTGTTTATGGCCCTCGGCCTCAGCAACGAGTGGAAGGGGCAGTTCTTTACCCCATACTCCGTGTGCCGGGCGATGTCCGGCATGACCTACGGCGACGATCTCAAGGCGCGCATCGAGCAGAGGGGATGGGTGGCCGTCAATGACCCGGCCTGCGGCGCAGGGGCCCTGCTGATTGCCTTTGCCAACGAGTGCCGCCGCCCTGGAAACGACATCAACTTCCAGACGTCGGTGCTGTTCGTGGCCCAGGACATCGACTTCCTGGCCGGGATGATGTGCTATATCCAGCTGAGCCTTATGGGCTGCCCTGGGTATGTGGTCATAGACGACAGCATCTCTCACCCCATAACGGGGATTGACCCTCGCGGACTCATTCCTCGCGACGGCCCAAATGTCTGGTACACACCCATGTACTTCCGGGACGTTTGGCACTGGCGCCGGCTGTGGGTGCAGATGGATTGCTTACTGTTCACGGCGGCTCCGAAAGGCCAGGCGGAAACGCCGGCCCCGGAGCCGCCAGGCACAAATGGGCCTGCCCTGTCCGAGGGCAAGGGCGGCCAGCTGACACTGTTTTGATGGGAGGGATGAAAATGCACGCATCGCCGCCGCTTGGGAAAAGGACGTGGACGGCGGAGGAAGAAAACTATCTCCGGGAGAGCTGGGGCACCGTAACGGTCGACGGGATATGCCGCCACTTGAACCGCACCAAAAACGCCATTCTGGTAAGGGTAAACCGGCTGGGGCTTCCGCCCTACCTGGAGAGCGGAGAGTACATCACCCTGCACCAGCTGTCCCGCGCGCTCGGCTTCGGGGCGTCGTCGGATAAGTATTTTCTGAAAAGCTGGGTGGAAAACCGGGGCTTCCCCCTGCATTACAAGCGGCGGGGGACGACGACGATCCGCGTGGTCTACCTAGACGAGTTCTGGGCATGGGCCGAGAAAAACCGCTCTTTCCTGGATTTCTCCAAGATGGAGCCCCTGGCGCTGGGCGCGGAGCCGGACTGGCTACCAGAGCAGCGCCGGAAAGACCATGAGGCCTATGCGCTCCAGAGGAAAGACCTGTGGACACCTGCGGAAGACTCCCGCCTCAAAATGCTGGTCAGCCAGCACAGATATTCGTATGCCGAGATTTCCGACATGATGCACCGCTCCCACGGGGCGATTTCCCGCCGCTGCCGCGACCTTGGCATCAAGGACCGGCCTGTGGCTATGGAGCCGGCCGGGAAACGAGCCACCTGGACACAAGAGGATTTCAGGGCCTTGGCTGACGGGATTCGGAACGGCGACAGCTATGCCGCCATCGGAAAGGCTGTGGGCCGTTCAGAGAAATGTGTCCGCTCCAAGGTCTACAACGACTACCTGACCGAAAACATGGACAAGGTGCGGGAAATGCTCGGTGATGGGCCCTGGGGATCTGGAGCCCCGGAGATGGACGTCAAGCACGGCTTCTATATCTTGCGCACCAGACAGCAGGTCCGGCGCGACCTCTCCACGCTGGCGGCGCTGCTCCGCAAAAGGATGAACGACCTCGGACATGACCCCTACTGGCAGCGGTTTATGTGCATGAACTGGGACGACTTCGACGGATGCGCCGCCGGGTGCAAGGACTGCGATTCCTGCACGGAGTTCCGCCGCATACCCCCGCAATACTGCGCCCGCTGCGGGGCTACCTTCTACGAGCGCAAGGAAAATCGCTTCTGCTCTGCCTGCCGCACGGCCCGGAAGAAGCAGGCCCAGCGCCGGTGGTGCCGCATGAACGGATATACCCGAAAGGAGGCATGAGATGTTCTTCCTGGAAAGAAAAGAGCCGGTCGCCACGCCGAATGTCCTCGGCAACACCAGCCAGCCGGTCCGCACATACCGATGGAAAGCGATATACACCTGCCCGGAGCGGTGGCCTCTGGAGGCGCTTCTCCGGCACATGGACCCCAAGACGCACCGCATCACATCAAATTCCCCGGCCGAGGGATAAGCCGGCCACGAAAGGAGCTTGTATGAAAAAATCAATCAATGACCGCTGCCCGCTGCAGGTCGAGTGCGAGCGGAAAAGGTGTGACTTTATCCACACCGAGCTGGAGTGTCCCTACTACTCCGCAAATGCGCGCAAGGATTATTACATCGACGACCAGGAGGAAATCCGTAACCGGCGGGATCGGGAGCGGATGGATGAAGCCCTCCTTGCTTCGCTGGGTGACGATGACGATGATGACACCGCCGACGGCGGCCTGGTCTACATCCCCATCGAACAGCTCTACCCCCATCCCGACAACCCCCGGAAAGACCTGGGCGACCTGACCGAGCTGGCCGACAGCATCAAGGCCAACGGCGTCCTCCAGAATTTGACCGTCGTCCCCCGCACCGTGACCGGGGAAATCACGGGAGAAACCTGGCAGAAGGGCTATACCGTGGTCATCGGCCACCGCCGGCTCGCGGCCTCGAAGCTGGCCGGGCTGAAAGAGCTGCCCTGTGTCATCACCGATATGGACCTTCGGAGCCAGGTGCAGACCATGCTCATGGAGAACATTCAGCGGGCCGACCTTACCCTTTACGAGCAGGCCCAGGGCTTCCAGATGATGCTCGACCTGGGGGACAGCATTGACGAGATTGCCCGGAAGTCCGGCTTCTCCCAGACGACCGTGCGGCGCAGGGTGAAGCTGCTGGAGCTCGACCAGGAGAAATTCAAGGCTTCCGTGAGCCGTGGCGCCAACCTCATGGATTACATGGAGCTGGACAAGATCGACGACCCGGAGCTGAAGAATGAGGTCCTGGAGGCCATCGGCACCAACAACTTCCGGCAGAAGCTGGCCAGCGCCATCGAGACAGAGAAAAGCCGCAAGCTCATCGCGGAGCGGGTGCAGGCCCTTTCCGCCTTTGCGACTCAGGTTGAGAAGGTGGACCACTCCACCATGCGGTATGTGCGGAATTACGGCACCTGGAATAAGAAAGATGAGGTGACGCGCCCCGATGACGCGGACACAGTGGCTTACTTCTTCTGTGTGGGAATGCACCAGGTAGACCTTTATCGCCAGATCGTTGAGGAGCCGGAGGACAAAGAGGCGGCAGCCCGGGCGGAGCGAATCAAGGCCGAGCTGGAGCGCCGGCACGCAGAGCTTGAAACCATCTCCAGGGCAGCATACCAGGCCCGATACGCATTCATCAAGGACTTCTCGGCGGCGAAAAAGAACGTGGCGACCGTCTGCCGGTTTGTTGCTGGGATGCTCCTCCGGGGCCACGATGATCCCGACGACGCCATGATGTCCGAGCTCTTGGGCATTGGCGTTGATACCGAGAACGATGAAATCGACATCCCGGCCTTTGATGAACGGTCGAAAGAAAGCCCGGAATACGCTCTTCTGGCTACCGCCTACGCGTCCTTTGACGACGAGAGAGTAAATTATTTCTGGTGGCGCTGGGACTCCGCGAAGCACAGCATGGCCTGCGCCTACCAGGAAAACGAAAGCCTGGACTTCCTGTATAAAATCCTCACTGAGCTCGGATATGAGATGTCCGACGAAGAAAAAGCCCTCCAGGACGGCACCCATGAGCTGTTCCAGGAGGTGGACGGATGAAGGCCCTCACCATTTGGCAGCCCTGGGCCTCACTGCTGGTGTCCGGCCAGAAGAAATATGAAACCCGGAGCTGGGCCACCGCCTACCGAGGCCCCATAGCCATTCACGCCGCCATGCGGCCGGTGCGTCGGACCATCGACGCGCTGGCCGCCGACAGGGAAGGGAGCGGGTGGGATGTACTGGAGCGGCTGGACAGCCTCTTCCTCCGGCCTGGGGCGCTTGACCAGTTACCTACCGGGGCCATCGTCGGAAAGGCGATTCTGACCCGTTGCAATCTGATTACAGAGGACTTCCGGGCAAAGCTGTCGCCCCAGGAGCTGGACCTGGGTGACTTTTCGATTGGCCGGTATGCGTGGGAGTTTCATGTGATGGTCCCGGTAGACCCGCCGGTGAAGGCCTCCGGGAAGCAGGGGCTCTGGACTTGGGAGGGAAACCTGGAATGAAGAAAAAGCGAGCGAGATCCCAGCCGATACCGGGGCACACCGCCCCGGCGCCGGCGACCGGCGGCCGTGTCCAGGTGGGCGATGTAGTCTACCGCAAGCCCATCTCCTTTTCGGACAGCGACGCCAAGAACGCCCAGACGATGCGCGGGACGGTGGTCTGGGTACACCCGGCCGGCCGCTTTCATGTGGTCGAATTCGAGAAGGGCGTCCGGGAGAGCTTCATGGGGGTACAGAGGTAAATGCTGATTATCACCATCGAGGTCAACGCCCGGCCAGGCCAGGCCATCGGCATCAAGGAGGACCTGGCCCTCTACCTGGAGCGGTACGGGGACGCGCGGGTGGTGTCGGTCGAGGAGGCCCCGCAGAGGCAGATGGAGCAAATGACGATAGGAGGCGGTGCGTACCATGAGCAGCAGAAGAAGCGTGTGTCGCGGGTGCGGCGCTGAAATCGTGTGGGTAAAGACCGAGGTCGGAAAGAGTATGCCGTGCGACCCCGGGGCGGTGCCGTTCTGGGCCCGCCCGGGGGCTCCGGGCAAGGTCGTCACTCCGCTGGGGAAAGTCGTGAGCTGTGACTTCATCGGCGAGCGTGACCGGGTGAGCGGCTTCGGGTATGTGTCCCATTTCAGTACCTGCCCGAAGGCAAAGGAATTCAAGCGGAAGTAACGATGGTGTGGGGGTGAGCCAAAATGACGCTACAAGAGTTGTCCCAGTACTACAAGTTGCGCGAGCGGCTGAACAGGGACGAAGAAATCCTGGATTCCCTCCGAGCCGCGGCTTGCCCCGGAGCGCAGAACTTGAGCGGAATGCCCCATGCGCCGGGCGTCCGGGATAAGGTGGGCGACCTGGCCGTGGAGATCGCCGACATGACGGAGCGCATTCGGTATCTCAAGGAGGAGATCGACCGGGCGGAGGCGGCCGTCACGGAATTTGTGGAGAGCATCGAGAACGACCAGACGCGGATGATTTTCCGGCTCCGCTTCCTCCGCTGTCTGACCTGGGGCGAGGTCGCCGCTGTCATCGGCGGGCGCAACACGGAGGACGGCGTGAAGTCAGCCTGCTACCGCTACCTGTCCTCCTGAAAAGTTGCAACGGCGTGACGCGGTGCGACGCTTGCAAACGCCCTTTATGTGCGATATGCTTAAACTCGTAAAATCCTATGAAGCCAGGCGGCCCTTCTTCGGAGGGGCCGCCATTCTTTTGGGAAAGGAGGTTGAGGCCGCCGCGTTACTCCTTGCGCGTCGGTCGTGCGCCGGGCTTCATGTTCGCCAACGTGGGCAGCGGCGACGCCAAAAAAGGAGAAAAGTAAAATGTTTGGAATCGTTGTCCTGGCCGCCTATGCGCTGCTGATGATCGGCGTCACGCTTATCTTCACCCGCAGGGCGACCAGCGCAGAGAGTTTCCATGTGGCAGACCGGCGCATCGGAGCCACGGTAGCGGCCATGAGCATCGCCGCCACCTGGATCTGGGCGCCGTCCCTGTTCACATCATCGGAAATGGCCTACACAAGAGGCGTGCCGGGAATGTTTTGGTTTCTGGTGCCGAATGTGCTGTGCCTCATCATCTTCATTCCCTTTGCCGAGAAGATCCGCCGCCAATACCCGGAGGGCATCACCCTCACCGGCTACATGGCCGAGCGGTACCGCTCCCCGAAGGTCAAGGGCGTCTACTCCTTCCAGCTGGGCGCGCTGGCTGTCCTCTCGACGGCCGTGCAGCTGCTCGCCGGCGGGAAGACGCTGGCCCTCCTCACAGGTCTTCCCTTCTGGAGCATGACGCTTGCCCTGGCCGCCATCGCCTATTCCTACTCCCGCTTCTCCGGTATCAAGGCGTCGGTGGCCACGGACGTCGTCCAGCTGGGCATCATCCTCTTGGGCGGTGCGCTCCTGGTAGCCCTGGGCCTCCGGCTGACCGGTGGCCTGGAGACAGTGCGGGCCGGGCTGGGCTCTGTCAGCGGGGAGTACGCCTCTCTGACCTCGGCCTCCGGCGTCGAGGTGCTGCTGAGTTTCGGCCTCCCGACGGCGGTCGGCCTTATCTCTGGCCCATTTGGTGACCAGTGCTTTTGGCAGCGGGCCTTCTCCATCCGGGAGGACCGCATCGGCCGCTCGTTCTTCGCCGCGGCTCTGCTGTTCGCCCTTGTACCTATTGCTATGGGCACGATAGGCTTCCTGGCCGCCGGAACCGGCTTTCAGGCGGCAGACACCGGCATGGTGAACTTCGAGTTTGTCATGTCGCTGCTCCCGGCCTGGGTGCTGGTCCCCTTCCTGTTCATGGTCATCTCCGGCCTGCTGTCCACGGTAGACAGCAACCTCTGCGCCGCGGCGTCCCTCACGACAGACTGGATGACCGGCGAGGGGGCCGACAACATCCGCGCCTCCCGGCGCGTCATGCTGGCCCTGCTGCTGGTGAGCATCCTGATTGCCAACATCCCGGGGCTGACCGTGACGCACCTGTTCCTGTTCTACGGCACCCTGCGGGCCTCCACGCTGCTCCCCACGGTGATGACGCTGCTGGGGAAGAAGCTCTCCGCCGGCGGCGTGTTCGCCGGCGTCCTCACCGCTCTGTGCGTCGGGCTCCCCATCTTTGCCTACGGCAACATCGCGGGCATTCCGGCCCTCAAAACGGCTGGCAGCCTGACGACCGTGCTGTCGAGCGGCGTCGTGGCCGTCATCGCCTCCAGAAAGGCGGTGAGGACATGAGCCTGGGTAGGAAACAACGCATCACCAATGAAGCCTGGCTGGAGGCCGTTGCAACCGTCGAGAGCGCGGTTTCCGAGGCGGCCCTGGGCGAACTTGTGGCCGCGACCATCGAGGACATCAAGGCCAAGACAGCGGGCAAAAAGGCGGCCTATGCCTGGAGCGGTGGTAAGGACAGCATTGTCCTTGGCAAGCTCTGCGAGGCCGCCGGCGTGGTCGACAGCATGATCGGCGTGTGCGACCTGGAGTACCCGGCCTTTGCCGCCTGGATTGAGGCCAATAAGCCGGAGGGCTGCGAGGTCATCAACACGCACCAGGGGCTCGACTGGCTGGCCAGACACCCGGAGATGCTGTTCCCGCAGAACTCGGCCGCGGCTGGACGGTGGTTTTCCATCGTGCAGCACCGGGCCCAGCGCATCTACGCCAAGGCCCACGGCCTCGACCTCATCATCCTGGGCCGCCGCCGTGCGGACGGGAACTATGTGGGCCGCGGCACCAACATCTACACCGACGGCAAGGGCGTCACACGCTTCAGCCCGCTCGCGGCCTGGAGCCATGAGCACGTCCTGGCCTATATCCATTACCACCAGCTCCCGCTCCCGCCCATCTACGGGTGGAAGAATGGCTACCTCTGCTGCTGGTGCAGTCCATCCTCACCAACGGCTGGACGCTGCCCATCGTGGTGCGCCCTGACTACACCATCATCGACGGCTTCCACCGCTGGACGGTGGCTGGAGAGGAGCCCCTGCACACGAAGCTGGGCGGCAAGGTGCCCGTGGTAATCGTGCGGCACGACGACCAGACCGAGGACATCTACGGCACCGTCACCCACAACCGTGCCCGTGGTACACACCTGCTGGAGCCTATGAAGGCCATTGTCAAGCGTCTGCTGGCCGACGGGAAAAGCGTGCAGGAAATCGGGAAGCAGCTGGGCATGAGGCCCGAGGAGGTATTCCGCCTGTCTGATTTCTCACGCGATGACTTCCTCTCGATGATGACGAAAGGCGTACATGGGTACAGCAAAGCAGAGCTGCTGACCAAGTACTGAGGCATACCCCATGCCCCCATACACCAGGCATAGCCCAGGACAGGGCCATACAAGGCGTGAGAGCCGCATATGTGTTCTGCCCTGGGCGTTCTCATGCCGAGGCGTGAAGGGGTGTTGCAAGCCCTGGAAATGGGCATTGAGGGCGACGATGAAAAGCGCGGCAAGGTACTGTGACGGCCCCTCCCCAAAGGGTGCGGGCTCGCCGACCCCAAAAAACGATTAGTTAGTGCGCGAGAAAAGGGCAACTTTAATTGAAATCTTGTATGAAATTATCGACTTCTTGACCTTCCGCCGGGCGTGGGACGCCCGCCTCCTATCACATAGCCTGGCCCCGGAGCGGAAACGCCCCGGGCGTCGGGCGGAGGGCCAAGACACAGGAAAGGAGCGTGGCCTATGGCGGCAAAGAAGCAGGATGTGGTCGTAGAGGACGGAGCCGTGTACGTGCTGCGCGCCGGGACGCCTGTCTACGTCAAGACCGCCGACATCTGCTCGATGACCGGGAAAAGCAATCAGTGGATAGGACAGCTGGTAGCCCAGGGGACGCTGCACAAGCGCAGCACCCCGCACGGGAGCCTGTTCGACATCACCGAGGCCGTGCGCGCCTACTGCTCCATGCTGGAGGCCCGCGCAGGACCGGCCAAGACCGAGGAGGAGATCAAGCAGGAAATCAAGCAGGAAAAGGCGAAGGCGGCCGCCGACGTGACAATGAAGATTGCCAAGGCCAACATCGCCAAGGCCGAGGCCGACGAGCTCCAGGGCAAAATGCACCGGAGCGAGGACGTGGCCGCGATGACTACCGACTTGATCTACGCCATTCGCGGGGCGATGATGGCCCTGCCCGGCCGCCTGGCCGTGGACGTGGCCTCGGCGAACTCCCCAGCGGAGGCCGCCGAGGTCATCCGCCGCGAGGTCAACAAGGCCATGCGGGAGCTCTCCAACTACCGCTATGACCCAAAGAAATACGAGGAGCGCGTCCGGGAGCGGAGGGCCTGGGAAGCTGACAGCGGGCGTGATGCCGATGACGGATAAGGAAACGCGCCGGCTCATTGAGGAGAAAGAGGCCCGCGAGCGGGTAAAGAGACTGAACGCCGTCATCACGAAGGTCTTGGCCGGCATGAAACCGCCGGACGACCTGACCGTGACGGAATGGGCGGAGAAAAACCGCCGCCTGTCCACCGAGGCCAGCGCCGAGCCCGGCCCCTGGCGCACCGACCGCACCCCTTACCTCCGGGAGCCGATGGACGCTTTTACCGACCCCCGGGTGCACCGCATCGTCATGGTGGCGGCGTCCCAGGTGGGAAAGTCGGAGTTCCTCAACAACACCATCGGCTATATCATCGACGAAGACCCCGGCTCCATCCTGTTCGTCCATCCCACGACCATTGACGCCAAGGAGTACTCCAAGCTCCGCATCGCTCCGATGATCCGGGACTGCCCCACCCTCAAAAAGAAGGTGGCGGACCCCAAGAGCCGCGACAGCGGAAACACCATCCTGCAAAAGACATACCCCGGCGGCATCCTGACGATGTGCGGCTCCACCGAGGCCCACGCCCTGGCGTCCAAGCCCATCCGCTACATCATGGGGGATGAGCGCGACCGCTGGGCGACCTCCGCCGGCAACGAGGGCGACCCCTGGGAGCTGGCCCAGGCCAGACAGACCACGTTCTACAACGCCAAGGCGCTGGAGGTCAGCACCCCCACCGTCAAGAACGCCAGCGCAATCGAGGCGTCCTACGCCGAGGGTACGATGGAGCGGTGGAAAAGCAAATGCCCCCACTGCGGCGAGTACCACGAGATCAACTTCGAGGACATCCGCTATGAGCACGAGGAGAGCGTGGTGGCCGGCCGCAAGACCTTCAAGGTGCTGCACGTCTGGTACGTCTGCCCCGGCTGCGGAAGCATCTCCGACGAGACGACCATGAAGCACCAGCCCGCGCGCTGGGAGGCGGACAACCCCGACGCATACGCCCAGGGCGTCCGCTCTTTCTGGCTGAACGCCTTTGTCAGCCAGTGGGCTTCATGGAGCTCCATCGTGCTCAAGTATCTCAAGGCGATCGGCAACACCAGGAAGCTCCAGGTGGTCTACAACACCTGCTTCGGCCTGCTGTGGGAAGACCGCGGCGACCTGGAGGACGAGGACAGCCTCATGGCCCGCCGGGAGGACTATGGCACCCGGCCGGACGGCTCCCCTGTGGAGCTGCCGGAGGGGGTGCTGGTGCTCACCGCCGGCGTGGACACCCAGGACGACCGCATGGAGTATGAGGTCGTCGGGCACGGCCACTTCGGGGAAACCTGGGGCATTGAAAAGGGCATCGTCATGGGCAGGCCGGATGACCCGGACACCTGGGCAAGGCTGGACGAGATGGTGTTCAACCGAGTATTTCGCTTCGAGGACGGCCTGGGGCTCCGAAGCTCTATGACCTTCGTGGACGAGGGCGGCCACTTCACCCAGGACGTCCGCCTCCAATGCCGGGCGCGCATTTCCCGCAAGGTGTTCTGCATCAAGGGTATGCCCGGGGCGGATAAGCCCTACACCTCTCCGCCGAAGAAGATGAAGATCGTGGTCAATCAGGTCGCTATCGGCACCTGCTGGCAGTACCAGCTCGGCGTCGACTCCGGCAAGCAGATCATCATGGACAACCTCAAGGTGCAGAAGCCAGGCTCAAAGTACTGCCACTTCCCAAGGCGGGACGACTACGGCCCCGGCTACTTTACCGGCCTGCTCTCCGAGCACCTGGTATATGACCCGGCCAAGAAGCAGCCCTGGGTGTGGGAGAAGATACCCGGCCACGAGCGCAACGAGGCCCTGGACTGCCGCAACTACGCTCTGGCGGCCTTCAAATGCACGCCAGCCAACCTTGACGAGATAGACAGGCGGCTAAAGGCGGCCCGGGGGAAAGCCTCCCCTACAGGTGTTGCAACAGCCCCGCCGCCCCCCAAAAAGCAGACCAAGCGCGGCTCCGCGCTGAAGAAATACTATGACGAATGGTAGGTGATGCCCGATGGCAGATATGACCGACGTGAAAATCCGGCTGAGCTTCTGGCGCTCCGCCTATGAGAAGCTGACTGCGGCTTACACCGCCCTGGTGGACGGCCGCGTCAAGAGCTATACCATCGACGACCGGCAGCTCACCCGCTTCGACCTCGGAACCCTCAAGGACGAGATTGAGGAGGCCGAGCAGAAGATCGACGAGCTGACCTCCCTGCTGAACGGCAGGCGGCCCCGCAAGGCCTTCGGCGTCATCCCCCGCGACTGGTGACCTTTTTCGTGAGGTCACGAAAATGATATGGGTACAAGCCCGAGAGGGCTTTACCACGGGCAGCCCGGCGGAGTTTGTCAGCTCCTTTCGCCGCCGGGCGGCCCGTTTTTTATGCAACACATAGGAGGTGGGCGACATATACCGCGACAAGAAAACCGGGCTGTTCCTGCCCGACACAGCGCGCCCCCAGGCCAAGGGATACAGCGAGGCCGGCGCCAGCATGACCCGGCGGGCGCTCAAAGGCTTTACCCCGCGCAGCGGCTCCCCCAGGGAGGACATCGACTGGAACAACTTTACCCTCCGCCAGAGGGGGCGGATGCTGTATATGTCCTCCCCGGTGGCGACGTCAGCCATCAACACCAACCGAACGAAGGTAGTCGGCGTCGGCCTGACCCTCAAAAGCTCCGTAGATCGGGAGGTGCTGGGCATCTCCCCGGAAGCGGCCAAGGAGTGGCAGCGGCGTACCGAGGCGGAGTTTTCCCTGTGGGCCAAGAACAAGGCCAACTGCGACGCTACCGGCATGAACAATTTTTACGGAATGCAGCAGCTGGCGCTGGTGGCGTGGCTCCAGAGCGGAGACGTTTTCCCCGTGTTCAAGCGGAGAAACCCAACGCCGGTAAATCCCTACTCCCTGCGCATTCATCTTGTGGAGGCCGACCGAGTGCGCACCCCCGCCGAGTACGGGGGTGGAACGGCCGTGGCCCACATCACGGACGGGAAGAACCCGGAGAACGGAAACCGCATCTTTGACGGGGTGGAGGTGGACAACGACGGCATGGTCGTCGCCTACTACGTCCACAACACCTACCCCTGGCAGGCCACGACAGAGCCGACCAAGTGGACGAGGGTGGAGGCCTACGGCCCCAGGACGGGCCTGCCGAACATCCTCCACATCATGGGGAGCGAGCGGCCGGACCAGTACCGGGGCGTGACCTATCTGGCTCCGGTGATCGAGCAGCTGCTGCAACTGCGCCGGTACACGGAGAGTACGCTTATGGCCGCCCTTGTACAGTCTTTCTTTACGGCGTGGATTATCACCAAGACCAGCCAGACCGAGATCCCGATCAACGAGGTCGGCGCCGGCGACATCGCCGGTGTTCCCGCGGCAAATCCCATCGAGAACAACCTATCCGGGAGCGACAGCGAGTATGAGATGGGCCCCGGTACGGTTTCCCACCTGGCGGAGAACGAGGACATCAAATTTGGAAACCCCAGCATCCCCACCACGGGCTTTGATGCCTTCGTCAAGACCTTCTGCCAGCAGACCGGCGCGGCCCTGGGTGAGCCCTACGAGGTGCTGATGAAGACCTTTAACTCCAGCTACTCGGCATCCCGCGCCGCTCTCCTGGAGGCCTGGGAAGAGTTCAAGATGCGCCGGAGCTGGTTTGTGGCCGACTTCTGTCAGCCGGCCTATGAGGTATGGCTTTCGGAGGCGGTGGCCCGCGGCCGCATCAAGGCCCCGGGCTTCTTTGAAGATCCCCTGGTGCGGGCCGCATGGTGCGGTGCGCGCTGGATCGGCCCCGTCCAGGGACAGCTCGACCCGCTGAAAGAGGCCAACGCCGCCGTTGTCCTGGTCGACCACGGCTTCAAGACCCACGAGCAGGTCACGCGCGAGCTGGGCGGCGGCGACTGGGAGGCCAACGTGGAGCAGTTGAAAGCAGAAAACGCGAAGCTCGCGGAAGCGGGCGGCGCACGGATCACCAACCTGCCGAGCTCCGGCGCCGATGACGGCGAAGGCGGCGATGGCGAGGGCGAAGGGAAGGGAGAAAACGCATGAGCAAAACAGTACCGACCGCACGGCCTGTCGTGAACATCAAGCGGGCCGCCTATGCGATGGCTACCGCCGACGGCCAGAGCGCAGAGATTACCATGTACGGCGACATCTATGAGCAGCACCCCACGGACTGGTGGGGCGACCCCGTAGAGGGACAGTTTATCACCCTCTCTGAGTTCCTGGATGACCTGGGGCAGATCACCACCTGCAAGGACATCACTATCCGCATGAACAGCTATGGCGGCGACGCCGGTGTGTCCAACACCATCCACAACCGGCTCCGGGAGCTGGCGCGGGACGGAGCGAAGCTCACCTGCATCGTGGACGGCGTGGCGATGTCCGGCGGCTCGCTTATCATGTGCGCCTGCGACACGGTGAAGGTCAATCCCTCCAGCCTGATTATGATTCACAAGTGCTGGGGCTTCTTCTGGGGCGGCTACAACGCCGACGAACTGCGCGAGGCCGCTGGACAGTATGACGCCTGGGACAAGGCCCAAGTCGCTATCTACAAGCGGAAAACCGGCCTGACCGAAACCGTCCTGTCCCACATGATGTCCGACACGACCTACATGACGGGGCGCGAGGCGGTGGAAAAGGGCTTCGCCGACGAGCTGATCGAGGATGCGGAGCCCCTGGACGTTGCCGCCAGTGCGGACGGACGGCGCCTGTTCGTCCGCGGCCGCACCATCCACCTTACGGCGGGGATGTTCGCCCCGGACAATATTCCCACGGTCGATCCCGAGGCCTCGGCCCCGGCTAAGACACATACAAATCCGCCGGCCAAGACCGGCAGAAAAGGAGGAAGTACACCTATGGCAAGTACTGTTGAGGAGCTCCGGGCGGAGTACCCGGAGCTGACCGCGCAGCTGGAGGCCGAGGCGAGAGCTGCCGCCACCCCTGCCCCCAGCGCAGCGGCCGAAGGTGACGGCGGGGCCGACCCCGCCCAGGTCGAGCGTCAGAGAATCCAGGACATCGACGCCCTGGCATCTCTCTATGACGCCGAGAGCATCCGGGAGGCCAAGTACGGGGATCACCCCTGCACCGCCCAGGAGCTGGCCTACCGCATGGCTCAGAAAGCCGCCCAGACCGGCAAGAGCTACATGACGGCCCTGGAGGCTGACACCGGCGCGTCCGGCGCGCAGCAGGTCGGAGCCGCCAACAACGAGGGCGCGCCCGCCGGTGAGCTCACCCCGGAGCAGCGCATGGCGAAGGGCCGCGCCGATGCGAAGGCCCTGAACAAGAAGGAGGATAAGTAACATGGCGAAGCATCTCAACGACAAGGTCGGCTCTATGGAGTACGACAAGCTGATCGCCGGTATCACCCCGCCTGTGAAGGTGGCCTCCGGCATCATCACCAAGCTGTCCGCCGCCGCCACCTATCCGCGTGGCACCGTCCTGTGCCGCAGCTCCGGCACCGGCGGCGACGGCAAGCTGAAGATCCTCGGCACCACCGCCGCCGAGAATGAGACTCTGACCCCCGACTGCATTCTCTGCGATGACGAGGACATCGGCACCGACGCTGATGCCAACGTCGCCGTCTATGTGATGGGCTGCTTTAACGAAGACGCCCTGACCGTGAACGGTGAGTACACCATCACCCAGGCCGACAAGGACACCCTGCGCGAGCGCGGCATCTATCTGGCCCAGGTCCTGGACTAAAAGGAGGACAAGAATATGCCTTTCGACATTTTTGACACCTACTACATGGCGGGTATGGTCCAGGAGATCGTCCCCGTCCAGAGCTTCTTCCGCGACCGCTATTTCCCCACCAATGCGGCGACCGACATCTTCGACTCCAACAAGGTGCTGGTGGAGTACCGTGACCGCGACCGGGCTATGGCTCCCTTCGTTGTGCGCCGTGCCGGCGACATCCCCGTGGCCCGCGGCGGCTACGAGATTCACGAGCTCGAGCCGCCCTTCACCGCTCCGTCCCGTCTGCTGACCCTGGATGACCTGCAGAAGCGCGGCTTCGGGGAGGCCCTGTATGCTGGCAGCACCCCTGCCGAGCGCGCCCGGGCGCTCCAGATGCAGGACCTCACCGACCTGGATCGTCGCATTCAGCGCCGCGAGGAGTGGATGGCCGTCCAGACCATGATCAACAACGGCTGCACCATCGTCGCCTACATCGACAACGACACCGTGGGCGAAACCTACGACATCTTCTACTTCGACACCACCGGCTCCAACCCCGCCAAGTACACCGTGGCGAACAAGTGGGACGCGTCCGGCGGCGACTGGAAGGGCGATGTTGCCGCGATGGTGAACGACCTGCTGGACCGCGGCCTCCCCGCCACCGACCTGGTCGTGGGCACCGAAGTGGCCGCTTTCATCCAGAGCGACGAGGCCACGCTGAAGCTGCTGGACAACCGGCGCGCTGAGTATGGCCGCCTGGCGCCCCAGGTGCGTTACCCCGGCGTGGTGTGGATCGGCAACCTGAACTTCGATGGCACCGACCTGGACATCTTCTCCGTGCGCGAGACTGTGCTGGACAAGGACGGCACCATCCGCCTGTTCCCCGCGACCTCCGCGATGGTCACCGCCCCCGACTGCGGCCACATGATGTACGGCCGTGTCGACCAGATCGAGGACGACAACGAGTACCACAGCTTCGCCATGCAGCGCGTGCCCAAGTTCGTCGTCGACAAGGACAAGGACACCCGCAAGCTGCGCCTGGCCTCCCGTCCCCTGGCCGCGCCCCGGAGCAAGGCCCCCTGGATGTACGCGGCCAACGTGGTCGGCACCTGATAGGGCCGGGAAAGGAGCGACACCATGAAGCGTGTAAAAATCACCAACGGTCTGTACGGCTACCGGCCCGAGGGGGCGAAGCGCCCCCGGCCGGTGTCCGCCGGCGGCCTCTGCGTCGTGACTGACACCGAGGCCGCCCGCCTGGCCTCTCTCGGCGTGGGCGTCGTCCTCGAGGACATCCCCGAGGAAGATACCACAGGAGCCGTTGCAACGCCCGTAGAGGACGAGGACGACGAGGGGGCGGGCGTGGACACTCCCGACCAGGACGAGCCCGCAGAGGGCGAGGAAACCGCCCACCTTGACCCCGAGCAGCTCAAGGAGCTCACCAACGCCAAGCTCAAGGAGCTGGCCGAGGAAATGGGCATCGACACCGCCAAGCTCAAGACCAAGGCGCAGCTGATCGCGGCCATCACCGACGTGCCCCTGGAGGACGCGATCTCCGGCGAGGAGGACGACGAGGGAGCTCCGGCCGGCCTCGGCGCGGAGGGCCCGGTGGAATGAGCGGCTTCAAGGACATGGTGGCCGATGACGTCCACGCCGTTTTCCTCAACCTGGACGAGTTCGCCGAAAAGCGCACCATCCGCTATGACGGCGAGGAGTACCAGGACATCCCCATCGTCTTGTCCGGCCTGAAGGAGCAGGAGCGACGCCAGCTCCAGTCCGACCATGTCCAGGGGCTCTACCTCGTGTCATCCGTGCTCCACTGTGCGCTGTCCGACCTGGGCGGCAATCAGCCCGAGAAGGGTATGCGCATCCAAATCAACAACCGGGAGGGCGGCGGCGGATTCTTCCGGGAATTCTACGTCGCCTCCTCGGTCTGTGAGATGGGGATGCTGCGGGTGGAACTGGAGGCGATCGACGAATGAGCTACGCCATCACCATTGACGAAATCGACGATAGCCTTGACCGAGTATCGAAGCTCCTGGCCGGCATCCCCGACGGCGTTTACCGCGCCGTCGGAAGCGCCTTGAAGCGGTCGGCGCGGCACGGCCTTACCGTCGGCATGAAGATCGTTTCCGAGGAGTACGCCATTTCCCAGGGGGAGCTGAAGTCCCGGACGAAGACCATCAACACCATCGTCAAGGACTCCGCCAGCTCCTATCAGGTCACCTTCGGCTATCGGGGGAACGTCATCCCCCTTATCAAGTTCGATACCAAGTTTGGAGCGGACGGCAAGGTACATACCCGCGTCCTGCGCTCCAGCGCACAGCAGACCCTTGAAAACGCCTTTGTCACCCATGTGGGCGGGCATACCGGCGTGTTCGAGCGCGAGGGCCCCGAGCGGTTCCCCATCCGGGAGCTGTTCGGGCCCTCTGCTGTCCAGGCGTTCTATGCTCACGAGGAGACGACCGACAAGATGGACGAGGAAATTCTGAAAACCTATGAGAGCCGCATTGAGCACGAGATCATGCGGGTGCTCAACGGATGGGGAGGGTAGCCTATGGACCGAGTCATGCTCCTGGAGGAGCTGAAAGCCGTCACTGAGGACGCTGTCAAAGACCTTATCATGCCGGTGAAGGTCCAAAGCGAAAGCGAGGAGCAGCAGTACCGGGCGGCGGAGGTCTACCTGATGCGCCTGCCGGACGGCAGCGCCGCGAAGAAAAAGGCCCCCTACATCATCCACCAGGCCATCACCAGCAAAGACACCCAGCCGTCCGGGGAACTGGAGGCCGGCGTCGCCGTGGTGCGCTCCATCTTTGCCGTCTACAACGACGACGAGCAGGAGGGCGGCCTTATGCTGCTCAACCTCATGGAGCGCCTGCGGATTCGCCTGTTGCGCGAGGTCGTCATCGGCCGGCGCTTCCAGCTCGACCTTGAGTCAGGCCTTGAAACTTTCATCTACCCCGACGACACCGCCCCATATTATGCCGGAGAAATGACCACCACCTGGCGCGTCCCCGGCGTGGAAAGAGAGGTACGCCAATGGCTGTGAAGAAAACTGACCCCGAAGACATGGCCCCCGTCCCCGCCGAGCAGGCTGAGGCCCGGGAGCCCAAAGAGAAAAGGACCACCACCAAGAAATCCGACGGCAAGGCCGCCGGATTTTGCGTTTACCTCGGGCCGAGCATCCGGGGGGTGATCCAGTCCGGCACGGTCTACCGCGGCGGCAAGGCCGCCGTGCTGAAGGAGCTCACGCCGGCCCTGGAGCGCCACCCCCTGATCGCGTCCCTGGTCGTCACCAGCGACACGCTCCCCGTGGATCGCATCAAAGTAAAGACAGCCGGAAACCTGCTGAACGTGAATTACAAGAAGCTGGCTTCCGGCAGAAAGTAAGGAGGACTACCTATGGCAAATCATGGCGTATATGTCTCCGAGCAGGCCACCAGCGTCAGCACCCCCGTTGTCGCCGACAGCGGCGTGCCCTTCGTCGTCGGTGCGGCCCCCGTGCAGAGCGCGGCGACTCCCGCTGCGGCTGGCGTCCCCGTCCTCTGCACCAGCTGGGCCGAGGCGGTGGAGAAGCTGGGCTACTCGGATGACTGGGGGAGCTATCCCCTCTGCGAGTTCATGTACTCCCACTTCCAGCTGTTCGGCTGCCAGCCCGTCATCATGTGCAATGTCCTTGACGTTGCGGACATGAAGGAGGCTGTGGCTGCTGCTGACGTGGCCGTGTCCGACCACAAGGCCAAGCTCCCCATCGCGGCCATTGACGACGAGAATCTGGTCGTCAAGCCCGCTGGCGGCGCCGGCGAGGCCTATGTCAAGGACACCGATTACAGCACCTACTACGACGGGGAGTTCCTGGTCATCGAAGTTCTGTCCGACGGCAAGGCCTACTCTGTCGAGCAGGTGAACGTGGCCTACAACAAGGTCAAGCCCGATTCCGTGGACGATACCGCCGTTGCAACCGGCATGGAGAGTATCGAACAGTGTCTTACTACCCTGGGCATCGTGCCCGACTTGATCTGTGCCCCGGGCCACTCCCAGTCCTCGGTCGTGGCCGCTGTCATGGCGACCAAGGCCGGCGGCATCAATGGGATGTTCCAGGCCAAGGCGCTGATCGACATTGACTCCAGCTCCGCCGGGGCTACCAGTTACACCACCGCCATCACCGAAAAGAGCGGCAACAACTTCGTCGACGTGGACGAGGTGACCTGCTGGCCCATGCTGAAGCTCGGTGACTACAAGTTCCACATGAGCACGCAGCTGGCCGGTCTGATCGCCCAGGTCGACACCGGCAACGGCGGCTGCCCCTACGAGTCTCCCAGCAACAAGAACTTCCAGTGCGACGCGATGGTGCTGGAGGACGGTACCGAGGTAAACCTCACTCTGGCACAGGCCAACATCCTCAACGACAACGGCATCGTGACCGCTCTGAACTTCATGGGCGGCTGGTGCGCCTGGGGCAACTATACCGCCTGCTATCCCTCCAACACCGACGTGAAGGACTACTTCATCCCTGTTTCCCGGATGTTCGGCTGGGTCGGCAACACCCTGATTCAGACCTTCTGGAGCAAGCTGGACAAGCCCATGAACCGGCGTCTGATTGACACCATCATGGACACCGCCAATATCTGGCTCAACGGTCTGGTCGGTTCCGGCTACCTCCTGGGTGCCCGGGCGGAGATGGTGGACAGCGAAAATCCGCTGACCGACCTCATGGCCGGTATCATCAAGATCCACATCTACATGACCCCGCCCTCTCCCGCTCAGGAGATCGACTTCATCCTGGAGTACGACACCAGCTACGTCACCAGTGCGCTCCAGGCGTAAAAGGAGGACTGAACTATGCCTAACTTCGACGAATCCGTAATCAATTTTGCGGTGTATGAGGACAGCGTAGAGTATGTCGGCATGGCCGGGGTGACCCTGCCCAACCTGGCCGCCATCGTGCAGACCCTCTCTGGCGCCGGCATCGCCGGCAACGTAGAGGTGCCCGTTCTGGGCCATTACGACGTAATGAGTCTGACCCTCAACTTCCGCACCACCACCGAGCACAGCGTGCGCCTCTCCGAGCCTCGCCGCCATAACATCGACCTGCGCATGGCGCAGCAGATCGAGGACACCGTGGCCGGCGAGGTGAAGGTGCAGAGCATCAAGCACGTCCTGG